CCCAGCATCACTATCCAAGAAAGTTTCGAAGACTAGTTCTAAGAATCGTGTGCTTCAGTGTTTTGTCAGAGAGAGAGAGGCCGACCTTTGATAGGTCTATGAATACAGTGAGTCCCCACCCAGATGTATTCGAAGATATGAGATTCGGATTATAACTTTTTATAGGATTATAACTTTTTCTATGTCATAGAATAAGAAAACAAAAGAGTGTGGTTCAGAGTTGAACCATTGACTTTCCATAAGTTTTACGACTTTGGAGGTCCGTGCGCGGTGAGGTAAAGCCAACCACCGTTGTAGACACGCGTACTTCGATAGGACGAAATACAAAGAACCATTGTTTTTGTATATGTGGGTACTGAGTATATATTCAGTACGCTCTTTTATGCATTTGAGAGAAGAGGCATGATTATTTTTCGGATGTATCGTATATGTGGTACAACCCATGTTCATGTCTCTTCCGTTTTACGAGGTTTTTCATAATTGGAGCAGAATGACTGTAGTGGGTTAGTGTAGTGGACAGACACATAAAAACCACCGTGAAGCAGTTTAAATTGCCCAGCCACTTGCAATTTTTATTTCATTTTTGTACTACAATCGCACTTGTCCATTATGAAGCTATGATATTACACGAGACGGATCCTAAGAAATTTATCTCAAATCAGACTATTGGACCCAAACAACTTGTACGACTAAGGTTCCTTGATCATCAACTTGGTTGTAATTAGTAAGTTGGCCATTATGATCAATATTAATATCATAGTCAGTAGCAGCAGCAGACATTGCAGGTATTTTGACCAATTCACCAACATCAATGTTCGAAGCAGTTGAAGTCAATACTATTCCAAAAAATGTTGCACCAGGGGTTGTTGTTCTGATTCCAGCAGCAGATATAACCAGAGTAGGAGTTGCAGGAGTAAGTGTAAGGTAAACATCAGGAGTGGGTTTTGCTAAAGTAAAGGTGATTTCCAAGAACAAAGTGCAGGACACATTCAAGTTGCCAGCTAGTCCAGATCCGACAACATAAACATTATTAGGCATATCAGATTTATTATTAGGTTCCAAATTTTTAAGTGAATTGTCGAGATCCTTTACTTGATATTTGCTACACATCCAAACAGGGTTTATTTCAGCATTGATACTAGTAAGTGATGCGAATTGAGTAGTGGTATCACGTGTCAAAGGTACACATCGTTGGGTTGATCCTATAGCGACCATACCCGTACTGGTTGATCCTATCAGTGGTACATAATGTAATATGGCATGTGTTATTTGATAACAGGAGAAAGCTCTAGCTATATTAGCACATCGTGCATTTACCATCATTGGATGTAATGTGACAACAGCAGTATTAGTGACATAGCAAATGGCAGCAACTGGTTGGCATAAAGTGATAGAGTTATTACTGAATTTAAAGAATGTTTGGATTGTTTTTGATTCAGAAACTGGAGTAGTAAAAGTGTTGCCCATTCCTTTAACTGAAGTTTTTGGTTGAAAAGCGAGATCTTGTTGTTGACCGAACATTACTACATTTGCTCGTGAGGAACGAAACCTACGATTTCGAGAGATTCGATTTCTATTACGTCGTGGGACATTTCTGTTGGTCCTTCTTGGTCTGGGTAATAAAAATATTGGTAAGTTACGAGGCTGAGAACGTCCTCGTTGTAAATTTGGTATAAAAGTTTTTCTTCGTATGTTAGACATAAGGAGAAAGAAGAGAGGTTTTTCGCTTTGAGTACGATAACTAACAGATAGTGTAAATAAACACTTGGCCAAACGCGTCGGGATTCAACCGAATTTGTGTCGCATGCTCGAGATGACCTATATTTCAGGCTAGTGCTCGAGTAGTGATGACCAAAATCACGTCTGGCTATAAGTGGTCAATAGAATCGTTGTTCACGGTAACTGATATGATCTGAAAAATTATAAGGTAAGTAGAGTTGATTCAAAGACGTTGCATGTTCAATAATCCTCTCACATGAGAGCTGATCAGAAACAGTGATACCAAATCTACGTTCATAATATAGACGATCTTCATCCAATATAGGACAAGGAATAAATATTTGATTTTTGGCATATTGAGCTAATTTCCAGTCCCACCACTTTGTTGAACTTTCATATCTTAATTCACCTTTTCCAACAATGCTAAGAATTTTATAACACAAAGGGCCTAGTATAGGAGTGTATTTACCTAAGACGTATGATGACATAGCCTTCATTCGTATCAATTCAATTTTCTTTTCGCGTTTCATTGACATGTATTGCATTGTATGTGTCCAAGCTAATCGATAAATCTGTTCAGGTGGTAGGAGTGGGTGATGAGTAAGGGTTGAAAAATAATTTCCACAAAAATCGGTTTCTTCAAGGTTCTTAGTCATTTTCATCTTAATAGAGAATCCTAAATTTGAAAAATCTTGGGGAGTAACATCAGGAGAAGATAATCCAAAAATTCCATCGTCACCTTCAACATAGCCAATCACACGTATCTGTTTAATAGAGCATATTGTTAATATATTAATAAGATTCGAAAAACCATTTGCAAGTGAGGTCCACATTTCTCCATCCTAGCACCAGTGACTCCAGCTGAGAACAGTTTGCTCAAAAGCTTTTCTTTCCGAGGTACAAGTGCTCCGTGGTGATTAGTGTAATAAACATTCATAATGGTTTTAAGAATTGTTGGATTATTTTTAAAGAAATATCTCCACAAACTACATTCAACGACATCAACATAACAAGGATCAAAAGATGATTCAAAACTAGAATAGTCAGTTTCCAAAAAATATGGGTTGTCCTGTAGTTTCGAGATTAAAGTAGGAAATAAATGGGGATCGGTACCTTTAACAAAAAATTGGTGTTCTCCTCCTTGGTATCGAATTTTCTTATGATAAATAAGTTTTTCCAGGTAATGAATATAAGGTCCAACTAAGGCTTTGAAACGATCAGTACGGCTATTAATCAATCTAAGATACTTAGGCTCTTCATACATTTCTCGTTTTACATGTGTTTTACAAGCGTAATCATGCTCATTTATTCTTATCTCTGAGAGAGTTTTGTAGGCTCGCATTAACTGTCTTTTACGAGGGCCGCTGTATGATTTATTTTCATCGAGCCATGTTTGAAAAAGAAAATCCTGATCATTCTCAAGAAAAGGAAGAGGTTCAAAATTTTGTTGTAACAAAATGTTCGTAATACGCTCAGCTTCAGCAAGATAAATATTATTAATAGGTGGTCGTACGGAAGCGAGTCTTTTTCTCCAAGCGGTTTTTAGATTAATAGGTGATATGGGGTCGGTAACCCATGGACAATCGGGACTTAGATTAAATAATGAAAATTGGTAAAAGGAAAAAGGTCGTCTATTGAGATCGGGATGATGTATCCTGAAAGAGGTTTGTGATTCACGAATTGGTAAATCATGTTCATATTTAGGTTTTACGACGAGTATGTTTTGTTGTCTGATTTGATGTGAGACCCAATGCACAGGTCTTCTAAGGTAGTCTGGATTACCAAGCACGCGGTAAGATTTTCGAATATCGAGATCCTGTGCTTGGACACTACTCTTAGTTGTTAAATAATTGCAAACATCGATGCCTATAGAGCACCGATGTCGGTACACAAGTTCTGGGTGGGGTAATGAAAAAGGCAGCGTGCAATAGGGCACACCACCTTAGATACGAGAGGTCCTGATAATTCCCATTGCATTCCTAAATTATCAATCCAGTAAGTGTTATGGATTCCATATTGAACGACACGTTCGATATCCTTGATAGCAGTATCCTCATCACAAAGAAGGCTATTAAAAGGCAATTGACGGCCAGAAGTCTTCAAAAACATAAAAATTACTTCTTGGGCGGTCATGGCAATATTAGTTCCATCTACTTGAAACTTATCATCACTGGATAAATGAGAGATAACCTTAGGTAATACATATTTTCCAAAGTAATAATTGATTTCGGTACGTGACAAGCGACGATTGGTATGGACCCTAAAATGTTTCCTGACATCTTCAAGATAGGAGTACATTTCCTTGCAGGCGATAGAAATAGTAGGTAAATGAACTGTGGCTTCTATAGGGGTGATTTCAGTATTCATTAAATGTTGGACATAGGCATTGAGATCTTGATTAGGTTCGGAGTCAATTTCTTCATGAGTAAAATATCCAGCCTGACGGAGACTTGTGTAATCATTCATAAGTTGGGTAAGATAGGGATGTTGGGGGACGTCATAAGTAAGTCGTTCATAGTGTTCTTGTTGTTTATGTTCAATTTTTGAGATAACATCAATTTCGGTTGGAGGAACTATAGGTGGGTTAATGAACAGAGGGGGATTATTGACCATATGGCGGAAGATTATTTCAGGACGTCCATTAGCATGAGTACTACTATGTAATTCGTCAACTATATGGAGGTCGGGGGGACGAATAGGAGTGGGAGTTCGTTTTTCCAGCAACAAATTTATAATAATGGTGGGGATAGCTGTAATAATTGGTGCCAGCCACCACCAAGAAATAAAGGGTTGAGATCGCATTATCTGAGGGCATACTTCCAAGTCTTCAGGAGAGTTAGGAACTTCTCCTATGACCTGGGGATTTTGTTTTTGTATTGTTGTTGTTGTTGTTGTCATGGTTTTTGATAAAAACAAACTAGAGAGAAGATGGATTTAAAAAGCCTAGCACATCAAACTCATGCTATTAGAACCTCGGTAAGACATAGATCTGTAATAGACACGGAGAAAAAGTCCGTTGGTCGTTCAAAATTTATGTCCCTATACATCCAAAGTAGTTGTTTGGGTGCAATGCCCCAAACGCGTACTAATGTCAGTTACGTCATTAGTTCTAATAGCACTACGTGCTAAAAAGCTGGTAATTAGC